ATTATTATCGTCCGACATGCTTTCTAATTGTTTATCAGTTGAATTAAATAAAACCATACCAGTAGCATTTTCTCTAGCCACTGTAGCTAGTTGTGTATATTTTTGAGCCGATATAATAGTAGATATATTCAAATGGCGACCATTACAAAATAATTTTTCTACAGCTGAATTTTTTGTCTTACCACCAAAACTCATATCGTCAAATATAAATAAAACGTTTGGTGCTTTTGTGCCTTCTTGTTCGTGTTCTAAATATTCTTCTTGTATATTTTCGTAAAGAGCTTCTATAACATTTTCATCTACATCTTTAAAAATATTTGATTTTGGTACTAGTTTGTTATGTATTAAAACTTTTAACTTATGATCTGTTGTTGCACTAGGGCTAAATAAATATATATTTTCTCCTTCAAAATCATCACCATATAATCTAGGGTCATCATCTAGTAATATTGAACATATAAAGTTAGTCTTACCACTCAACTGGCTCCGTCCTATAACTAATAATTTCATTGGTAAATTAAATAGATCACCTTTATTTGTATAGTGTCTTTCACCTTTATCTCTCATTCTTTTTATTTCTAATTTATCCATCTATAATATATAAATACTTTTTATAAAAAGTATCACAAAAATAAAAAAAGATTTCAAAAAAAATACATTAGAAGTTTGTTTATTCTGTATAAACTACTTTATATCCATTATTACCAACGATAACGGCTTTTTCAACTTCTCCCATACAAATCAAATTAATAGCTTGGTTTAATGTTTGATTACCATGCACACCTGATCTATCAACAAATACTTGGAGAGTATTAATATTTTCTTCAATATGTAATCCACAGTAATCTACTGCTCCTTGTGTAGCTTGTAAAGTATTTGCTCCATCTACATAGTCATTAAATTTACCAGTCTGTGTAAATTGTTGTCCATTGAATAAATTAAGATCACCAAAAGCATCCGATGTCATACCTAATCTTTGATTTTTACCTTCTACACCTGAACCAGCTAGTTTATTAACACCATTTACTCTAATTTGTAAAGCTTCTCTAAATAAGGCTTGAGAGGCGTTATTAGCATATCCTTTATTAACATTACCATCAACCCAATTTGCACTATTTGTTGGCTTATGTACTACTAAAAGTCTTTTTAATTTTTTGTTATTAAATCCGTGTAATAGATTATTATTTTGTTGTAAAACAATTTTAGTAGAGTCATTGGTGTCTGCAGTAGTTACGGCTGGTAGTGTTACTTGGTCGAATTCGTAAGGGTGATAAACTACACCTTCATATCTTTTCATCATTTCGTTTTTAATAGCTCCATCTTCTACTTCATCACATAAAAGGGCTGTGCCAGTATCAGTAGAAAGTGTGCCATCTCTTCTATCTCTAACAGCATTTTTAAGTGCTTCGGCATCTTTATATTCTACAACTACTCTAAGCTGTCTAAATAAATTTGTTGGCACTACCATAGAAGATCTTAAAAATGATAAACAGCCCTGAAGACTAATCCAACCATTTTTTGTTAAGTTATTTGCTATTGGTTGTTGTGCCTTAAGTGTATAATCATTTTTATTTAAATTTGGATCAGTGTAGCCTTGACTTCCTGACTGAACAAATCCAATATCTACATAATTTAAATGTCTATTTAATGAAATATTTGAATCATTAGCTTTGTTTATATTTTTGAAACTTGCATAAGTATTAAAATCTCTAATACTGTCTAAAAGTTCTGCTCCATCATATAAATAAATTGCTTTAATTGCCCCCATAGTTCCTAGGGTTGGTGAGTAACTATCAGCTTGATTAGAAGATATACCTACATTAATAAGCCTGAAATTTGATAGAAATACCGAGTCTTGTGGCAGTCTAAATTCAGCCCTGAAGTTAGATTTATCAAAAATTGGATCAATAATTCTAAGTGTGCTATTATCAATACTAGTCATTTATATATTATACACTTTTAAAAAAAACTTTTAAAACTTTTAAATAAAATACTTTTTAGTAAAACTTTTAGAAAAAGTTTAATCAAAATAATAATAAAAATAATAGATTTGCTCTAAAGATTTTCTAAATCTTTTTAGATTTGAACCATTGTATGAAAGAACATATAGATTACAAGTGGTACTAAATTAGTAATAGATGAATTAATTTCTACAGAAAATTTTTGAGACCCGAGAGGGATCATCTCGTCGAAATTGAGGCCTAATAAGAAAGACTCACCATTAGCGAGAGCTGGTGGCGAACAACTATTCTTTTCTGCATCAACAAAGGATGCTATAGCTCTATCAATAATTTCAGCATTATTTCTAATTTGATAAGAAACGAGTGAGTTAGTTTGGTCATTAAATAAAAACTGTGTTGAAACAAGATTTGGCACAGGGTGGCATACCAAATTATTATATTTAGCACTATTTTCTTGTGATTGAACCTGAAACGAGCATGATACGGCATCACAAGGGGCATTTACTCTAACATTAATATTTGCTTGACTAGATTGAATTGATTGTTTAACATTAATTTTTGCTCTACAAGGCACAGGATCATTTGAGCCATCGTCAGGCACTGAAACATAAACAAGTCTTAAATTTTTTAAACTATATGTTGTTACTGCACTCATATTCATACCATATAAAGCTCCATAATTTCTAGCTAAATTAAATGAAACTTGAATATTACCAGCTCTTCTTGAAGGAACTGAACCTTGACCTCCATTTAAACAATTTCTAACTTTAAGGGAAAAATCTGGATTATTTCTTACTGGGATACCATTTGACATAGCAGGATCATTACCTACAATTTCACCACTTAAAATATTATTTGTTATTTCATCTCTACCAGCTTTTAATTCGCATACTTGAGATGAATTACAAGATACATCGGATGGTGAAGACATTGCTACTGTACTCATCTTAACATATCTCGCATAATCACCTAGTGACTCGATAACTTGTCCATTTATTGTCGTGGTTACACTTTCTATAAAACTGTGTCCTCCAGCTTTACCATCTAATTTAATATCCATTGTATCGGCATTTATACCTAAAGAAGTATTTTCAGCTCTATTAAGTGTAATAGTATTATCAACTAAAACTTCTACTTCTCCTTCTAATCTTACTGTGCCTAAAAGTAATGATCTTTCAGGAAAATCTAACTCAAAATCTACAACATCAAATTCTTTGTATGAATCTTTTGCATTTTGTGGCAGGATTCTGTGATATGAATAATTACTCGTCATTTTATATATTATACACTTTTAAAAAAAAGTAAATAAACTTTTAAATAAAAAACTTTTTAGAAAAACTTTTAGAAAAAGTTTAATCAAAATAAAAAATAGATTTGCTCTAAAGATTTTTGAAATCTTTTTTACTTAATAGACTAATCTACGTGGCAGTGATTTAAACATTGAATATTTACCAACACCTCCACCAGTAGCGTTAATATTTAATTGAAGTAATTTTTGTCTATCTGTTACTGGAAGTGGTGAAGCTACAACATTTGTATTGAATTTTGCATCAGCATAAACAGTCCCCCAAGTTATAGCTTGTGCTGTATTACCTGAATTTTGAGTTAAATTTCTTAAGCCACCACCCATTCTTCTAAATGTATTTGATTTTCTGTCAAAATCTAATGGTGAATTTACTGCTACAAGTCTATCAGTTTGTGGCACATTATTTACTGAAACTTGATAATTAGTTAATTCATTATTTTTTGATACTAAACCATCAGCTCCATCATTGAAACAAAGTAGCATATTTGTTGCTTCAGGTTCTATAACAAACTGGTCACTAAAAGCTGTTTGTGAGTTGCCAAAACCTTCTTCAGTAGAAAATGTAGTATATTCAATTGCATCTCCACCTTGAGGGCTGGCGACTTTCTTTAATACAATTTGTGCTTGTGATAAACTAACACTTGAAGATTGAATAGGTGCTTGTGGTTTTACTGAAATTGCTGTATATTCTTTACCAGCTGTAAGGGTTGCTCCCCAAGCTTGTTCAAAAGTTAAACTATAAACACCTCCACTAGCCCCTGTAGCTCCTTTATTCCAGTCTATAGCACTAATTACGGCTGGTGCGTCTGCTCTATTGTCAGCACCTCCATCTGTATGGGTTGCTGTAATAAGAACTTTTTGTCCAACATAATATGGCACTTGTTCTAATGAAATTACATTTGTATCAGCAGTACCATCCTGCTTACCTAGAGTAATAGTATTAACAGCACCTAGAGCTGTAATTTTCTTAAACTCTTTTACTTCATTTGGCACTATATTAGCATCAAGCATATTTTGCACTCCTTCAAGTCTGTCCATATTTAATCTAAAATGTATTCTTGTCTGCCCACCTTTATTTGTGTCGTATTCTGGTGTATTACAAAAATCCATTAAATCACCTAATTTTACCATAATTTGACTATTATTATTGACGATTGATTTATTAATGCCTTCTTTATTAAACTGTCTTGAAATACCATATTGTTGTCTATTAATTGGATCTATATTTTGTGAAGCATCTAAATATGATGATGATTTAGCTTCACCCCAACTATGTTCGTATGTTTGTCGAGCTTGTGATAATTGATCAATTCTTCTTATACTTTCTATTAATCCTTGTCTTGAATTCTCCATATGACAATCTCTTATAATAGCACTATTAAAAAATTTTGGTTTTTCAGGATCTGTAGTAATCCATTGTAAAGACATATCATAAACCCCAACACCTGAAGCTGTTTCAGTTTCTACAACATCAATTTTAAATTCTAAATTACACCAAGAATCGCTTAAATCATAAATATCACCTTGAGGGATCACAAAATCTACTAAATTTGCTGTATTTGAAAATTCGCTTTGGTTTGACTGTATTTTAATAAACTTATCCATTTTATATATTAGTTTTTCAAAAAAAAAACACTCAAAAAATTAAATAAAAAACTTTTAGAAAAAGTTTAATCAAAATAATTTGCTCAAAAGATTTTTTAAATCTTTAAAGTTATTAGATGCCATACTGCATACTTGGATTTGTTGGTCTAAATTGAACTTGTTTTGTTGGTGCTTTATGTGAAGCTCCAAAAAATCCAGCTATAGCACTACCTATTGCTATCAAATCTGCTATAGGATTGAGGCCACCTTCTGCTAGTGCTGTTGCACCAGCTCCTTCTGCTAATCCTGTGGCTACTCCAGCTCCAGCTTCTGCTCCAACATCTGCTCCAACATCTGCTCCAGCTGTAGAAGCTACTTTTGCTCCAACATCTGCTCCAACATCTACTGATTTACTAGCATCTCCTGTAACTTGTGATAGGGTCTTTGGGGCTTGTAATGATTGAGA